TTCCATCTGCTAGTTGCATTTTCATAAACAGTAGCCGACCCTATTGCTGATGCTCCTTGAGTTTCAAGAACAGCACTAACCGTACCGTTTGCATTAATAATAACAGTGTCACCATTTGCTAACGTACCTGAAGCCGTTGCTGTAAAAGTAGGAGCAGGGTTTATATTGTTTATCTGAGTCTGAATATTAGAAGTAACGCCATCACTATAATTTATCTCTGCTGTTGTAGCTGTTACACCATCTAGAATATTAAGTTCTGTTGCAGAAGCAGTAACTCCAAGATCAGAAAGATTATCAGGTTTAGCGTTAAGCTGTGTTTGGACATTAGACGTTACACCGTCAATAAAATTAATGACTGGCGCGGAGTCGGCTATATTTCTTGAGTTACTCATTTAAAAACTCCTATGGGGCTGTGGGCCAATCAGAATCTTCAAGGTCAGGAAAATTACTATGTGTTGTAATATCCCTAAGACTTTGACGATATGTAGCCCAAGCTGTTTTATCTACAGTTGCATCAGCAATTTGCGTCCAATCGGATTCAGCTAATAAAGCGTTGCGTTTTTTTCTTATATTTTCGGGAGTAAGCTGTTCATTTTTTATATCAATAATTTGTTGATTAAAAGCAGACTGCTCTTCACTTGTAAAATCTTTAGATTCAATTGATTGATTGCTGCAATCTATAATTGTTTTTTTCATTGATATACCTTTATATATAAGCTATCGATATTTGTCCTGCTGTCCAACTAGATCCTCCAATTACTTTTATTTTAGTAAGAGCGTTTGTAATAGGAACAGCAAAATTAGTTGTTAAAGTTATATCCCCATCAAAATTTTGTAAAAATCCTTGACCAATCCAATAATTATTAGAACTGTCTGCTAATGTCATAGTAAGCTGACCGTTCATAACATATTGAGTACCTGTGTAAGAAAAATAAGCATAAGAGTTACTGCTTCCACTACTAAATGTTGAAGCTCCTTGTTGCTGTCTGTGATAACTCCTATAATTACTACCTATATATCCTGATGAAGTACCTAAAGAAAGAACCGTGGCACTAGTGTTATTACCATAGTTTATTCTATAAAAATTGACAATAACTCGTGTTGTCCCTGCAGGTATATTTGTAAACTCTAATTCACTTACTCCACTTGCAGAAACAGGAGTTACCACAGTATATCCACCACCTGCAGGGGCGGTAGACTGCCAAGTTGTTCCGTTAGAAGTAAGAACATTGCCTGACGTAGATGGTGCTACTGCTAAAGGTGAAGACGTTCCATTACCCAATAAAACATTATTAGCGGTTAATGTAGCTGCACCTGTACCACCGTTTGCAACAGGTAAAGTGCTAGTAACTGCTGACGCAAGATTTACTGGTGAAGTAGCTTTAGCGTTAAGTTGTGTTTGTATATTCGACGTTACACCGTCAACATAATTCAACTCAGCAGCCGAAGCCGTTAGACCAAGGTTGGTCAAAGCTGTTGGTGCTGATGCTAAATCAGATAAGTTATTTGATAGCTGTGCATATCTTGCATTGCTTTGTGCTTGCGTGTAGACATTTGCTACATCAAAAGCACCATAGGCAATAATGCCAACATTATCTCCTGTGGTAGCACCGCTTGTTAGAACAACTTGACTTCCATTGGTTGCAGTAAAGTCTGTTGTCGGAACAAGCCTTGAGCCATTTAAATAGACATCAACAAAACCAACATCGTAAGTTGCATTAAAAGAAGTCTGACCTGAAGTGGCTGTATACTCTTGTCTTTCGGCAGTACCGTTAACTGCTGACCCTGCTGCTGTCCAAGAACTTCCTGAGTAAACAAACATTGTGTTAGACACAGTGTTAAAGTACAACGCTCCTGCTGCAAGAGCATTACCGTCATTGTCTACCGTAGGAGCTGAAGATTTAGCACCTAAATATATGTCATCAAACTGGTCAAAACTGGCTGCTGCTGATGCTGCGCTGCTTGCACTAGCAGTAGCACTTGTTGCTGCATTTCCCTCAGAAGTCGAGGCTGCTGACGCGCTACTCGCACTAGCGGTTGCGCTGTTGGCTGCTGCTGTGGCTGACGTAGCTGCTGAGGTGGCACTACCTAATATACCGTCAACATAGGCTTTTGTGGTTGAATCTGCTGCATTTGTGGGCGTTGCAAGACCAGTGATCTTGTTGTTACCCATCGCAATAGCGCCAGACATTGTACCGCCTGATGTTGGAAGACCACCGCCAACTTGTGTGTCAACGTACGCTTTTGTGGTTAAATCTTGTGCAGCAGTTGGATCACCTGCCCCAGTAATCTTGTTAGTACCCATAGCTATCGCGCCACTCATAGTACCACCCGCAAGAGGTAGCTTTAATGCGATAGAGTTAGTTACTGTTGTGTGAAAAGCTGCGTCATCATCTAATGCAGCAGCAAGCTCATTAAGCGTGTCTAATGCAGCAGGAGCGCCATCAATAAGGTTTGTAATTAGCTGATCAGCATACGCCTTGGTCACAGCGTCAGTCGCAGCAACAGGCGTACCAATATCTGTTAGTCGTGCAGTGTTAAAGTCTACTGTACCTGTTAACGCAAGATTATGTAAATTGGTAGTACCAGATGTTGCCGTAACATTTCCTGTCAAATTTCCCGTGACATTTCCTGTGACATTTCCCTGGAGATTGCCTGTTACGTTACCTGTCACCGCACCTGTTAAGTCACCTGCAAAGCCTGTAGTAGCCGTTACGGTAGTTCCTGTAATAGCTAAAGCAGAGCTACCACCTATAACCATACCGTTGACTGTACCGCCTGTAAGGACGGCATTACTAGAGTTTAACGTACCGTTAGCGGTAAGTGTGCCTGTGACAGTTCCAGTAGCAGTAGTAATAGAGCTAGGATTAGTGCCTAGTTCTACAATCTGAGTAGAATTATTCTCTGTAAAAATTCGCTTGTCAGTTACGTTAACCGCTAACTCGCCTTTAACCAAGTCACTCGTACTTGGTACGGCCGATGCGGTAGAGCTATTCTTGGTAATAATTACTGTCATGATTTATCTCACCACTTAGTCTTATGACTCCAATAACGAGCCGATAACTTTGAAGGGGATGCGTCTTGTGCGTTATGCCTAGCGTAGTAAGATTTCTTTCTAGCTTTATCTTTGGCAGTCTTGGGATTACTCCCTGCGCCTTTAACGCCTTGTTGTCCAAATCGTATAGTCTTAATTTGGTCACCTTGTTTAGCCACAACAACATGACTCTTGGTGGGATGACCAGGAGTACGCTTTGGTTTGTTAAAACCAGAAACGCCAATCTTTTTTAATCGGGGATCTTTCATAAAGAATAAGGGGGCAGATTGCTCTACCCCCCTCCTCTATTAACCATTTACAGCCATTATGAAACCGCTGTCAGGACGATAAGTCTTAACACCGTATAATGTGTCAGCAGTATAAAGAGTACCTAAGAACTCTTGCTTATACTGAGTCTGTGAACGTATGCCTAACTGCTCTGCCAAGATCATTGTATCGTTGTGAACTAGCATAGCTGCTCGGATTTGACCACCTGCTGAGTTTTGTGCAGCAGTCTCAGTGATCGGGCAGTTAGTAGAAATGAATACATCGATGCCGTATAGGTTACCGATCTTTCCATTTTGTACAGGCTCACCGCTTACAAAATCAGAAGAGACATATCGGTCAACACCCATGATTGCATTACGCAATGCAGGAGGTATTACGAATGCACGATTATCCATAGGGACATCAGCATCATCTTGCTTCTGAATAAGGTCACGGAAACACGCGTCTGTAAATACATCTGCTGTTGTGACTGTGTCGTCAGCGTATGCGGTTAGGCCAGTTGACGCATCACAGAAAAACGCAGCAGCAGTATTAGTCCAAGCAGTACCGTTACCAGTACCGAAAGACTTACCAAGATCCATAAGGTCTGTATCGACCTGACGGGATAGGGCATAGCCTGCATCTGAAGTATAGAAGTTACGAAGACTTGAAAGAGCTTGTGTCTCAGTAATGTCCTCAATAATGCGTGAGTATTCGTAGTGCTTGTCTATTGCAACTTGCACTTCGCCCTCAGTAGCATTCTGAATTGTTACCGCAGTAGCAGAAGCCTTAACGTGAGCATCTCCACGAACGGGAGCAGGAATGTGAAAAATATCACCCTTCTTTCCTGTTACGCTCATCTTCTTAACAATGTTTGCGAGAATTAGATTCTTCTCATAGGCAGCACGAATTTCGTCCGACCAAATTTCTGGAATAAATGTAGCAGCACTGGTATTAGTTACCGCACCGCCCATATTGGGATAGGTTGAATCAGTCATGTCTTAGATCTCCAAAAGGTTATCTAACCCTTTTTTCAGCATAGGCACGTTGGATTTCTCCTTCCATAGCCATATACCTTTTAGGGTCAGTTTTCATTAGCTCAATAATGTCTGCCCTTCTATAGATCTTTTTGCGAGATGTCTCTGAACTACCGTTAGCACTACCAGTTGATGCAGCATTAAGAGTTTGCTTACGATCTTTGCGTTCAGTCTCTACGGCTCTTGTTACTGTTTCTTGAGTTGATTTCCAATTGTTAAACAACTCATCCGCAGCATTGTAGTCGTATCCACTGTTTGCTCGATTGTACAACTCTTTACGAATTTCACTACCTACAACCCATTTTTGAAACTCTGGGTTGACAGCAATTTCCTTCATGTCAGGATGCTTCTGCTGTAAAGCGGTCAGCGTCTGACTCTGTTGCATTTGCTTCCCCAATTCCTCTAACTGCTTGATAGTAGGATGGTTGGCAATCTTCTGTTCTACGGCCTTGTCAGGCTCTGCAAAGAAATCTATTTCTTCGGCTTTTTCCTGTTCCTTGACTTCGCTTTGCTTGAGAATGAAATCATCAACAATCTTTCGTAGTTGACCCACTTCCTCACCTTGGCTGCCCATTCTAGACTCAGCCTCTTGGTGCATCTTTACCAGTTCTGCGGGAGTTTTACCTTGGTATTGCTCTGGCAGTTCTGGTTGTGGTTCTTCTACATTAGCTACCTCTTCCGAGACTAATTCACTTGTTTCTTTATCATCTACCTCTTTTAAAGGTTCATCAATAATTTGCGCCACTATTAAACTCCTATGGAAACAAGACCAACATATAAGCTACCCCACAAGGGACTTACGAATCGGCTACCTTGCGTTCATGTTTTATCTTCTTCTGTCTATCTTTAGCCCACTTCATAGTCGCTCCAGGAAAGTGACCAGAAATAGGATCAAGTGCAATCTTGACAGGTGAGATAATCGTACTACTCATCTTTCCGCACGTTGGACAAGGACGCTCTCTAACTTCATCAAGCTTTACAAAAGCTTCATGTATATGCCCATCAGCACATTTAAAGTTAAACAGTAACACTGCTACCCTCCTTGCGGATATGATCTATCGTAGATTCTAAGTTGAGAATTAAAGATAAGATGTTTAACTGACCTTTACGGAACATTAAGTCATCGTTATCTTTTGTGGCCTCAACGGAATTTATATTAACTGCATTAGCTCTAAGCTCATCTAGCAGTCCTTTCCATCCTTCGGTCATAAACATATCGGCCAAAGAATCGTAATACTTTTCTGTTTCTTGATCCATTAAGACAATGCCTTAGCAGTTTCAAGATTTAATTTCTTTTCTTTCAATACAGTATCTGCCACTTTGAGTCGTCTTTCAAACTCTTTATCATCCTCAGTGCCTACCTGTAGGTTAGTGGATACTGCTTTAATTCTGTCATTCTCAAGCTCTACAGGAATAGCTTTAGTCTCTGCTGCTATCTTACCTGCTCTTGCTTGCGACTCCGCAGCTTGTCCGTTAAGCGCATTTGTTTGCGACTGCTGGAACTGGAACTGCGTTTGCTGCGCTAGTTGCGCTGCTTCTTGAGCTTCTGGGCTAGGCTGTCCTGCTTGCTCTAGCGTAGCTATTAGCTCTTCTCTGTTACTTAGATTCATATTATCTATAATAGATTGAATCAAAGAAGGATACATTGGTGAGTCAGCGGGCATAGTTTGTAATAACTGTACTAGCTGAGTTACCTCGTATTCTCTGGCGATTATACCCAAAGAAGACGTTACCTCAAATACATAATCCGCAACAGGATAGATCTCTGGCTCAAACTGCATATAGCGATGAGCAGCCTTAGTAACAAACGGAATTAAGAAAGAATCTTGGAAGTTAACCAAAGTCCTCTTATGTCTTTTTATAATAGCACCTAGCGACATACTAATACCTGCTGCTGTCGCCTCACCATTGATAGATCCTGGAACACCCGCAGAATCTATAGCACCTGTTGCTGTTTGAACCATTCGTTGTAATTCAGCAGCTTGTGCAAATGTAATTTGAGAAACTTGCCCAAAGTTAAATGGCTGTAATACTTCCGCAGGATTACCATTGGTTAGTATTATTTTACCTGGAGCTACCGTAGGATTAGCCCCGCGAGGCAATCTGGTTGCGTCCATTGCCATCATTGGGTGTACTGTTAAAGCTAGTGCGTCTATTCTTGCTCTAAGCTCTGCATCCAATGCTTTCTGAGAGTTGTATCCCTTTTCGCAAACACCACGACCCCAGAATCGTCCAGGGACTATATCCCACGGGAATGCGACTACTGGTCGGTCTTGCATCATATACGGGTTCATCTCTGCCTTGAGCAAAGTACCACCGTTAGCAATAACTACAATAGCTTCAGCGTAATAGCCTTCGTCTTCTGTAGCATCTGTTAGCTGTTCAACCTCTTCATACTCATCATCGTTTACTAATAGATGGCGGGGGACAAGACCATAATATTTAGTAAGCCTGACTTTATCCGTAGGTTGCGTGGTAAGTTCTGGGTCTGAGTCTAAGTCCGAGTCCTCTGGCGCGTAACCTAAAGGCGTATCTTTATACACACCCTTTTCTTGTAGAATCTCTACGCTATGGACAGGGACATACTCATCAATTGCTACGCCTATTGCATCATCTACACTTGTCGCAACAGGATCAATTAAAAAGTTTTGAGGAAGAACAGGTCTTAACTTACATACTGTTCTATCCGCTATCTCTACCCCTACGGCCTGTAACTGCCCTTCCATAATAGGCTGTGCAGCAGGACGCATCTCTTTTTGTTCTTCAAGAACTATCTCAGCAATACCCGTACCAAATACAGCGGAGTTAATTAAACACTCACCCACCGCTTTTCTTACCTTGTTCTTTTTAAAATCTGCTAATAGCTTTTCCCGCAAGTAAACAATGTCTTGCTTCTCTTGGTCTAGCATATCGTCTTTCATGTCAAAGAACTTGCCACGACCAAATGTGGCTTCTTCAATCTCTGCAACCGAAGATTCTACGGCTTGCTGTAAAGCAGGCGAGATAATTTTAGATCTTTCTGACTCTCTGTTCCTGTCAGCACCAGACCAGATACCACGCCACAGCCTGTAGTATTCTTCAAACTTCTGCTCATAGTTAGACTCAAAGTGATCGCGCCAATCATCACACTTACCAATCACCCAACCTTCCAAGGTTTCTTCTATGCCGAATTGATTTTCATTGCTATCTAGCATATTAATATCCTGATACCGAATCTAATACTGTGTAGTCTTGTGTTTCAAACTCATATGAGTAAGACACCTTAGCTAATTGATCTATATAAGCTAAAGCGTCCACACAATCGTCATGTGTTAGTGGGTCAGGAAATTGGAAAAGCTCATCCATGAACTGGATGTTCCACTCTCCTTTATTTAAGGTGCAGACCC